TGCCTTGCTTCTCCCATACATCGTAGGGGACATGATCGCGCCGTACTCGTAGTGCCAACGTATCCTCTGGTACCCAGAAGTACGGGAGTATGATGTATTTCTCATCATCGCTGCGTGGCGGGAAGACCAACACGAACGCCGTGATGTCGGTGCTGCTCGATAGGTCAAGTCCTGCGTAGCATTCGCGTCCCTTGAGGGATTCGGGATCTACGACCGTATCGCATTTGTCCCATGCGTCCATCGGCATCCAGCGCACCGACTGCTTTACCCACTGGTTGAGTCGCAGCTGTCGGAACAAGTTTTCCTCTGCGGGATTTTCTTTCGCGCTGTTGAACGCTGTCCGCAGCTTGTCGATGTCGACCGTAATGTCGAGCGACGGGTTTGCCTTGTACCATACGCGCTCATCCGTCCAGTCGTCATCGTCGCTTATGCCGTATATCACGGGGTAGAAGCTGGGATCGTGTTTGCGCCCGTCGATGATGTCCTGCGCCTTTTGGTGCAGTTCCCAGCAGATGCTGTGTCGGTCGGTGCCTGCCGTCGTGATCAAAAAGAAAAGCGGCTGCTTTCGCGCGTCGCCCGATCCATGCGTCATGACATCGTATAGTAATCTATTTGGCTGTGCGTGAAGTTCGTCGAAGACCACGCCGTGTACATTCAGTCCGTGTTTCGTATAGCTTTCCGCCGACAGCACTTGGTAGAAGCTATTGAGCGGGGTGTATACGAGTCGTTTCTGTGATAGCACGGGCTTGATACGTTTTTTCAGTGCTGGACACTGTTCGACCATCTGGCATGCCACATCGAAAACGATGGACGCCTGCTGTCTGTCCGCCGCGCATCCGTAAACCTCCGCGCCCCATTCGCCGTCGCCAGCCAATAAATAAAGAGCGATCGCTGCTGCGAGTTCGCTCTTGCCTTGCTTCTTTGGTATTTCGATGTACGCGGTATTGTATTGTCGGTATCCGTTTTCCTTGACGGTGCCGAAGATGTCGCGGACGATGGTCTCCTGCCACGGGAGCAGTTCGAAGTTCTTGCCATGCCATTCGCCCTTGGTATGCTTGAGTGCATTGATAAACGCTACCGCGCGGTCTGCGAGAGAGGGCTTCGTAATGATTTTTCTTTCGGGTACAATGATATGGTTTGCCACTGCCTGCCTCCTCGCTACAAAAAGCGACAGCGCATCGCGCTGCCGTCTGCTATGGTTTTATTTCCGTTTTCGTACTAATGTGACCTCCTCACCGATGATCTTGAGGGCTTCGTCGTAGCTCTGTGCCTCGAAAACCCTGTCCCGTAGGTCGTTGAAGGCGATGATCCGCCGCTGCTTTCGCATGATTTCGCTGACCTGTCCGAGTATCCAGTAGATGTTGCCGCTGTGACCGTAAGGGTCGTATTCCACGATGGGCTTATCCTTTTTCACGCTTGCCGTCCTCCTTGCCGAGTGCGTATGCTTCCTCCATCGCCTCGCGTAGCGTCCACACCGCGATGTCGAGGAAGTCGTCGCTGTCTCTGTATCTCGTTTCAAGGTCGCCGCGCTCCTTCACGCCGTAGACGACGCGCTTTGCGATCTCCAGCACCTTGCGCTGTTCCTTCTTCGTGAGCTTTACCATGTCCTTGCCTCCTTACCAGTTTTCGCCGTGGAGGATGATCTCCAGTGCGAGTTGTGTGTCGGGATCCTGCGGCTCGATGTCCCAGCCGCGATCGTAGCTTGCTACCTCGATACCGTCGCGCTTCATGCACAGCTTGCTGATCCTGCCGCCCTCGATGCCGAACAGGCTGCCTTCGTCCCACTGCTTGATCCAGTAGTGGAAGATGCTGTCGTGTACGCGGATGCTACCTTCTTTCCACATGGTCGCTACCTCCTTACCATTCGAAGCCCGCGTAGGTTGCGATCTCACGCGCTGCGTTCATCGCTCTCTTGGGGCTTGAGTAGTCGCGGATGAATTTCGGGTCATCCTTGCCGTTGCGTCTTACCGATGCCAGCACCGCTGTGCCGCAGAGCATCATGCGGATCTCCAGTGTGTCCTGCTGCTTGCCGTACCATGCGACCTCGACCTCGCGTGTCCACTCTCTATGGTAGATGGTGTTGTGCGTATCGGTGGTCTTTGCCATCTCCGTGAAGCCGTTGGCTGCGATGAGCTTTTCGAAGTCCTGTCTTGCTTTTTCCATCGTCATGGCTGCCACCTCACATTCTCTCGATGGTGACCGTGTTGTCCTGCGGATTCCACTTCACCGTGTAGCGGGTTTCCTTGCCGCTCTTGTCGCGGGTGATCACTCTGGTGTCGCCCTCGTAGGCGCGGTACATTCTGTTGATGCGCTCTCCTGCGGGGAGCTGCGCTTTGATCTGCTGGATGTGTCTCTCTGTCATGGTAATGACCTCCTGTGTTTTGGTAGGGACAATTATACCAGAAAGAAAAGGAAAGTCCAGCTTAAACGCCGAGAATTAGCGAACAAGTCACAATGTTTTTCTGCCCGTTTCGGATGAGCGTTACGCTGTCTGCGCCCGTGAATTTGAGGTATCTTTTCACGATCACATCGGCATATCGCGGGTCGAGTTCCATGGTGAAGCAACGCCTGCCGAGCTGCTCACACGTTATGAGAGTAGAACCGCTGCCGCCGAAGGTGTCCAGCACGGAATCTCCTTGACGAGAACTATTTTTGACGAGTCGCGCCAAGAGTTTCAACGGCTTCATGGTGGGGTGATCCGCATTGCGGGTCGGTTTGTCTTCGTTCAGTACCGTTGTCGATACCTTGTCGCTGAAGATGTCCCGCAGCAACTGCCGCATTTCGTCTTTCTTCAGCTTATTGATGTCGATGCGCTTATCCTCGATGACCGTCGCCTGCGTCCGATCATCGACAAAATAATGAGACGCGCCCTCCGTCCACCCGTAGATGCATGCCTCATGCTTCCACTGGTAGTCTTGGTGTCCCATCGTAAATGCGTTTTTGTTCCAAATGAGCATCTGCCGCACCTTGCCCAGTGCTGCAGTGCAGCTTTGACGGAACGCTCCGCCTTCGGTTTCTGCATGCCAGATGTAAAACGGTGCGCCTGCCTTCATGTTTTCCCGCATACACTTGAACGCTGCGGTGAGGAAGGCGACGAACTGTGCCTCTGGCATATTGTCATTCTGTATCGTCTTGCCGTTGCTGCCTTCGTATGCTACATTGTACGGCGGGTCTGTGATGCACAGATCCGCGACGCTTCCGCCCATGAGCGCACGGACGTCAGACGGATTCGTGCTATCTCCGCACATTAGCACGTGCCGTCCGAGAAGCCAGATGTCACCGCTACGGGTGTACGGCTCCTGTTCAGCCGGTGCTGCTTCGGGCGGTTCGTCTTCCTTGATTTCCGACTGGTCGTCGAATAGGTCGCTCATCTCGGATACATCGAAGCCCGTGAGCGTCGCGTCGTATCCGCCATCGTTCAAGTCCTGCAATAGGGCTGTGAGCAAAGGCATGTCCCAATCGCCGCTGATCTTGTTCAGTGCCACATTGAGCGCCTTTTCCTTTTGTTCGTCGATGTCCAGCACCACGCAATCGACCTCCGTGTATCCCAAATGCATGAGTACCTTCAGTCTTTGGTGTCCGCCTACTACTACGCCTGTGCGCTCATTCCAGATGATCGGCTCAACATAGCCGAACTCCTCGACGCTGCGCTTGAGCTTTTCGAACTCTGGGTCGCCTGGCTTCAAGTCTTTACGCGGATTGTACTTTGCGGGACGCAGACGCTCGACGCTGATTCTGCGTATTTCCATCACACCAGACCCCACTCCGCGAATTTTTCAAAGCCACCGATCGTGTGGATGTAGTCTCGCGCAATGCGAACAATTTCTGCGTATGGTCTGCCGTCGACAACTTCGTCACCGATGGCACACGCGAGTTCCACGGGAATGCCCGTGTCTTGAGCTTTGAGCCACGCATAGATGTTAACGGACACGTCCGCTTTAGATAAGTCCTTGCCGTGAAGCCCGCCGCCAGTAACGCTGTCCGCCATGTCCGATCCAAGCTTTCGGTTGGTAGCACCCGTGTCTACATCGGTTCCGCCCGTCCAATAGCCGAGAGGATTGACCTCTGCGCCGTGAAATGCTGCCGTAAGTTCCTCATTGAGCGCATTGCTCTGGCAAATGATCAGTCTGTTGCCGTTGATGATGTACTTGCCGTCGCATCCGTAACGCTTATAAATTGCTCTCGCAATACTGGACAGACGCGCCTGTTCCTCCGAGACGGGAACGCCACGGAAAATGCCATTATCGCCACAGCGTACACGCGCTGCTTGATTTTCGGCAAGAATGGGATCCTGCGCCATTTCGCAGTAGTCTACGAGGATTGCGCTGCCTGCGATTCGACCTACAATGTCGATGACATCCTCCATTGCCAAATGTACCGAGGTCTCCGCGATGATGTGGCATACGCCGTGTCCGATGAGTACCTCTACCGCAATGCGCGGGTTTTCCTCCTGCTCGTATGCGAGGTCTACAAGCGCACCTGCGATGCGGTCTGCGATCTTGTCGGGGTGCGCGGGATTTACTTTTTCAAACATTTTGATTTTCCTCCATGTGTTTTTTTAATGCGGTGTGAAATTCCTTACCGCTTAAGGGCTTGCCGCTTTTCTGCCATTCCTCCTCGAACTGAAACCGTTGCTCCAATTCTTCAACGGAGTAGGTCGGTTTGATCTTTCGCCATGAGCGTCTGTCCCAATCTTTAAGCGTCGCCCACAGTTCTGGGAAGTGTTGATATAAAATCTTGAATTCTGCGAGTGGTTGGAGCGGGCAGCACCAGCAGGACACTCTGCCGAAATAATTGTAGAGTCCCTCCCAGTCATACCCGCGTTCATAGCAGTACTGCAAGCAATCGTTTTCCGTCATGCCCCAATCGACCAGTGGGTGTCGGCAGTTCTCGCGTTTGTTATTCTCGCGCTCCAACCGATAACCTTCATCCGCTGCCAGTCCTACGTATTCGATGATGTCGTATTTCTCGCGCAGCGGTCGCAGAAACCTCTCGCGCGGGATCTCCTTCAACTCCTTGGTACACCAACGATTCAAGGGTCCCGACCATCCGTAACCGCGATGCTGCCGCTTTTCGTATTTCAAATTGCTCTTATGCTTAACCATGACCTCATGGTCTAACATGTAATGGTCGAATGTGTGATATGATCCGACGCGCGTTATGCGCCTGCCGATGTCCCGCTCCAGCTTTTCAAGATGGCGGTACATCGCGGGGAATTCTACGCCTGTGTCGCAAAACAAAATAATGTCTACGCGCATGCCTTCATCCAGCATACGAAGCAGCATTGCTGTGGAATCCTTGCCGCCCGACAACGATACCACGTGTAATTCGGGCTTCGGTTTCTTCATCCACTTCATTTTCATACGATCACACTCTCTGCGCTTTTTGTCCTGTGAACTGCTCCCAGCGTCTTACTGCAAGGTCACAGTATTCGGGGCTGCGCTCCATCGCGTAACAAACTCTTTCCAACTGTTCGCATGCGATGATCGTGGTGCCGCTACCAGAGAAGGGTTCAACGACGATGTCGCCGCGATCACTGTGCATCTTGATGCAACGCCAAGGCAGCTCGACTGGGAACATCGCGGGATGCTCCTTGTTCGCGCGTACCGTGTTCATTTCCCAGATACCTGCGTATCCCCAATTTTTGCGCTCCTCCTTGGTGAGTCTTTTAACGAATTTGTACGCGTGTCCCGCGAAGGCGGAAAGCCACATGTACTCTTGATCGTTGTATTCGACATCGCCGTTACGGCTGAACGCGCTGATGTATTCGTACTGCTGCACGGGCTTGTTCGTTACCAAATGGTAGGGTCCGACGCCGAAGTTCATGCCTTGCTTTTTCCAAATGCGAATCCATATCGGGCGGAAGCCGCATTTACTGAACATGTCAACGCTGTATACGCTGGTCGGCTCGATGAACTGTGTGCCTGTTGCATAGAGGTCACCGAGATTCCAGCATACGATGCCTGCGTATTTCGTGATGTTCTCGATCACGGGACGCATGGTGTCAAACCACGGCTCGATGCCTTTAGTCTCATAGTCCTTGCCGACACCGTAAGGCGGGGATGTTACTGCCATCTGTCCTTTGTTGCCGTTCATGAGCTTTGCGAAGTCCTGTGCGCTGGTGCTGTCGCCGCACATGAGTCTGTGTTCACCCAGTTTCCAGATATCGCCACGCTGCGTGATCGCGCCTTTGGCTTTGATATCTTCATGCGCTTCCTCTACATCGAAGTCATCCTGTACCGCTTCCTTCGAATAAAACGCGTTCATGAGTTCGTCGACCTCTGCGGCATCAAAACCCGTAAGCGTTACATCGAATTCGCTGCCATCCAGTTCCGTGAGCAATTCGCTCAACTTGTCTTTGTCCCATTCACCCTGTATTTTGTTCAGTGCGATGTTGAGTGCCTTCTCGCGCTTATCGTCCAAATCGACGATGACACAATCCACCTCGGTGAAGCCAAGGTTTTTCAGCACCGTGAGTCTTTGGTGTCCGCCGACCACGTTGCCTGTGCGTCTGTTCCAGATGACTGGCTCTACGTATCCGAATTCGGTGATGCTGCGTTTGAGCTTTTCGTACTCCGCATCGCCGGGCTTTAATTCTTTACGCGGGTTGTATGCTGCTGCCTGCAGCTTTTCCACCGCTACCTTTTCTATGTTCATGTATCCTCCTTATCCAAGCAGCTTTTCCATGAGGTCGTCATTCGGATTGCTGCCGCCGAGGGGCGTTTCGCAGTTTTCCTTTACGATCTGGTATATCTGCAACCACAGGATGTTTGCCTGCTTCAAAAAATTAAGCCCCATACTCACGTAGGGGCTGGCGATCGGCATCTGCGTTGTCGGGTGCTTTGCAAGCAGACCGTACTGGTTGATGCCTTCCTCGCATTGTATCCATCGGGTGACATACAGCGAGTACTGCTCGATGAGTTCCTTTTTCACGAGCTGTGCGCAACCGCGCTCATGCAGCCACCGCCATGTGTCTTCGTATATCTGCGGGGTGAGGTTCTGGTTGCTGTTCTTGGTTACTTGCTTGAGGTATTCCGCGATCGGCGGCATATCCTCACCGACCAGT